GATATTACTGCAGCAGAGCTTGATGGATTCTATGATAATGTAGCACAATTAATATCGCCAAACTCATTCAAGTTTGATGACAGTGCAGATCCAAATGGTGCAGATACTACATTGACTGTAGAAACAATGGACAACACAATGTTTATTCGATACACCAGTGACTCGTCGTATTGATATAAATAAACTTATAAATCTTTAAGGGTGTAAAATGGCACGTCAAAATATTTCAATAGGATCGGCTGCAAATGACGGAACAGGGGATACCCTACGTCAAGCAGCACAAAAGATCAATGAAACATTTCTAGAAATCTATCAGAAGTTTGGTGATAGTGATAACCTTTCACAAATTGTGTCATTCGTAACTGCTGGTATTGAATTTAATCTTGGTACTAGTTATACACTAACAGCACTTGCACCACCCACTGTTGACCGCACCATTTTACTTGATGATGCAACTGGTACGATTACTCTTAATGAAGCTACACAAACTTTAATTAACAAAACACTTGTCACACCTACAATAAGTTCACCAAAAATAAGTACAGCATTGTCGGATGCGAGTGGAAATGAGTTTATCAAGTTAAGTGCTGCTGCATCTGCTGTTAATGAAATTACATTAGCTAATGCTGCAACTGGGGCGAATCCAACAATTACAGCATCGGGAACAGATGCTAATATTAATATTGTAGTTAATCCGAAGGGTGATGGATCGATTGCAATTGGCAAAGTATCGTTTAGCTCAGGTGGTGAGGTAACGTCAGCTGATAATGACTTTACACAAACGAATTCACATGTAATTTGTAATAACTCCGTATCACCATTCCAGCTAGATATGAATGATGGAACAACATCAGGTGAACTAGTTATTTTTACAAATAAAGGATCACAAATTGTAACAGTAGTACCAGATAATTTTGCTAATGGTACTCAATTTGCATTAGATCAATTTGATACTGCAACTCTTATTTGGGACGGAACAAATTGGTATATAGTAAGTCACTACGGTGCAACTATTACATAATAGGAAAAACAAATGGCAGCTATTTTAACAGACAAATTTAAATTGAACATGGCTCAGTTATTCCTGAGCGAGGTTCAAGACGCGACCGACAGCAATGAATATTATATTGGTATTGGTAGATCTCATACTTATCCAAATAATGATACACTGGTCGATCCATCTAGAACATTACTTGAAGAAAGAGAAGCAAGAAATAATTTACAATCAGTTAAAAAAGTAGCTGCAGCTTCATTTGTTATTCCAAGATATAACTGGTCTTCAGGTACAATATACTCAGGATATAACGATGCAGTTGTCGGTATTCCGGTTAATTCATACTACGTATTGACGGAAGATAACGCAGTTTATATTTGTTTACAACAAGGTAAAACTGTTGGTGGTATTACTGTTGTGTCAACGGTTAAACCTGATTACATTGCAGCAGGTGTTGACCAGACTGAGGCGTTTAAAACTGCTGATGGTTACATTTGGAAATTTTTATATTCTATTTCAGCTGCAAACTCATCTAGCTTTTTATCTGCTGGGTTTATGCCAATTGAAAAGGTTACTACTGCAGCAGATACATTCCAGATTCAGCAAAAAGATGTACAGGATAATGCTGTTCCAGGAAAAATTTTAGGGGTAACTGTTTTAAGTGGTGGTGCAGGTTATTCCGGAGATTCTGCAACCGTCCTTTTTGATGGGGATGGATCAGGTGCTGTTGCTAAAGCATTTATTGTTAGTGGGCAGGTTGTAAAAGTAGAAATGCAAAATGAAAGTGCCGGATCCGGCTCTGGATATACGGTAGCATCTCCTACACTTTCTGGAGGATCTACTCCTGCGCAGCTAAGAGCAATCATTGGACCACCTGCAGGTATTGGAGCAGATCCACGGGTTGATTTAAAAGCAAACTCTATTATGTTAAATACAAAACCATCTGGAACTGAAGCTGGTGACTTTATTGTTGACAATGATTTTAGACAAATTACATTGTTTAAAAACTTAGAAGAATATGATAGTGCTGCTATTTACACAACTCAAACTGGTAAAGCTCTTAAGTTTATTACTATGGCTGATCCAACCGCATTTGCAAATGATGACATTATTAATGGCCAAGATGGTGCAAAAGCTTTTGTCGTAGATGTAAGTGGAAACATTGTCTTTATTGCTCAAAATGAAACAACTGGATTTAAGGCCTTTGATTCAGCCGAGTTTATCGAAGATTCTGATGGTGCACTTTCAGGTAATATTGATTCAACAGTTGGAAGTTGGGATGGACACAGTATTGTCGACGGACACTCTGGTGAGTTGTTATACATAGAGAATAGAGCTCGTGTTGTTAGATCCACATCACAAACAGAAGATATTAAAGTAATCGTAACAGTTTAGGATTAAATTATGCCAATTTCACTTACTAATACCACGTTTTCTACAACGTATAAAGATGATTTTCGTGATAGCGATCACTATCATCGTATTTTGTTTAATGCTGGTAAAGCTCTTCAGGCAAGAGAGCTTACACAGATGCAAACAATTATACAAAGTGAAATTAAAAGATTTGGTTCAAATATTTTTAAAGAGGGTGGTATTGTCAGAGCCGGCAATATTCTTTTAAATACAACTTACGAATATGTCAAGCTTGCATCTGGTACGATTCTTCCATCAACATTAGTTAATAAAGTTGGAACAGCAAACGGTATCACGTTCAGGATTTTAGAACTAAAAAATAGTGGTTCTACTACTGCGGCTACTCCACCAACTCTTTATATCAGATACGAAGATACAACTGCTGGTACCGCAGGCGCGACTCCAATTCGGATTGCAAACGGTGCTACAATTACGATTTCAGGTGAAGACGATTTAGTAGTCGCCTCAGCTGCAGCAACAGGAAGAGGATCTACTATTTCTGTTGGTAATGGTGACTATTTTGTACAAGGTCATTTTGTCTTCGTACAAAAACAAACAATTTTCCTTGATGATTACTCAAATACTCCGACTGCTATTGTTGGATTTAAGATTACAGAAGATATTGTACAAGCTACTGACAATAGTGCATTATATGATAATCAAGGTGCTGCTCCGAATGTTGCCGCACCTGGTGCTGATCGATATAGAATTAACTTGTCACTTACGAAAAAAGAAGATCTTGCAAGTGATGAAAATTTTGTATACCTAGTAAAAATAGAAAATGGACTTATTATTGATGAATCAACAGAAGATGAAGCATTTAATAAAATTTCAGACTTACTAGCGATTCGTACAAAAGAAGAGTCTGGCGATTATGTTGTTAAACCATTTATTGCAAGAGTCAATAACTTAAATGATTCAAACTTGCAGCTTGACATCAGCGCAGGTACTGCATACGTTGATGGTTATCGTCTTAATATCCCACAAAGAAAAATTACTTTACCTAAGGCACAAGATACATTAACGCTTACCGATCAGAATGTAGTTGTCAGATACGGTAATTACGTTTTAGGTTATACTGCAGATAACAAAGGTATACCAGACATTGACTCATGCCAGCTTGTTAATTTAAATGACGATTCTAATTATGGCGGCTCGGTAATTGGTACTGCTCGAGTAAGAGCGGTAGAAGAATATGATGGTACAAGTTTAAAATATCATTTACTTGATGTGCAGATGAATTCAGGTGAAGAGTTTTCTACTGTTAAAAGTTTTGGTACTACAACTTCAGACTATACAAATATTGTTTTAGAACCAAGTGGAAATGCTCAACTAAAAGAACAAAGTGGAAATTCACTACTGCTACCACTTCCAAGACAAATGCCTAGCTCAACTGGTGTTACAGTAAGCGATCTTACTGTTCAAAGAAGATATAAGTTTTCTGCGAGCGGTGGCTCAATTAACTTAGCCACAAATCAAAATGGTCAAGATGTTGGTACATTTACGAATACTGGTGACTGGTTGATTAGTAAGCTAGATGCATCTCTTGATTCAACAACTGCAACATTTACACTCGATTCAAACGCTGCAACAGTTGATATTACTGGTCTTGATGGATCAAATGTTTATGAGCTTCTTGCTTATGTAAAAATATCATCTCCGATCGCAAGCACTAAAGTAAAAAGAACTCGTACTATTACAAAATTGTGGCCAGATTCTGCTGATTCAGACGGCAACGGTCTTCAATATATTAACCTTGGGCGCCCAGATATTATTAATGTTACCTCTATTACTCAGAATGATTCGACTGGCGTAGATCTTTCTTCTAGCTTTACGATTGATAATGGTCAAAGAGATAACTTCTATGGCCTTGGTCGTGCCATCAAAATTGCTGGAGCTCCGGTTCCTTCTAGTACTATTCAAGTTGTATATGACCATTTTGAAATTCAGACTCTTAATGATTTCTTCTCGGTAAACTCTTATGAAAACTCTGGAGTATCTTATGATGATATTCCAAACCATCGTAAGAATAACGGTGAAATTATTTCTCTACGTGACGTACTTGACTTTAGACCATATCAAGATTCTACTGGAAGCTATTTGCATACTCAAACTGTACACTCACTTCCACAGGTTACAGATTTAGTTGGTGCAAGTGCTGAGTATTATCTGCCTAGAAAGGATAGACTTGTAGCATCTGTTCAAAATTCTAAAGATGGTAGACTCGGCCGTGGTGTTTTAGAAGTTGTACAGGGTGTATCTAGTTTTGATCCCCAATTCCCTGAAATACCAACAGGATCAATTCCACTATATGACATTTCATTGAATGCATATACGTTAAATGATTCTGATCTTGAAACATCTTTCTATGATAATAGAAGATACACGATGAAGGATATCGCACGTCTTGAAAAGAGAATTGATCAGCTTCAAGAACTTACGACACTAAGCTTGCTTGAAACCAACACCTCTACATTTGCTGTATACGATTCTGCTGGTAATGCAAGAACAAAGGCCGGGTTTATTGCAGATGCATTTTCAAACTATGCATTTGCAGATGGTAGAAATAACTATCGAGCAGAAGTTGATCCAGTAGATAATATACTGCGTCCTCAAATCTTTGCAAATAATGTAAGATTAATCTTAGACTCTGATAATAGTACAGCAAAACGTCAAGGCGATTTACTATTATTGCCTATTGATTCGCATGTATCAATGATTAATCAAAATCTTGCAACAGAAGCAATGAATGTAAACCCTTATCATGTTGTTACACATACTGGATTTTTGAATCTTTCACCTGCGTCTGACACTTGGGTAGAAACGCAATATGTTCCAGATAATATTATTGACGGTGGAACCATTACTCGAAATGTTGGAACAATTAACACGTTTGCAAACCTTAATAACTGGCAAAATTCATGGTATGGAAGACCAGCTGGTAGATCTGTAAACGTAGTAACTGGCAGCAGAGTAATTCGCGAATTAGTCGGTGAACGAGTTTTAGACGTGGAAATTATTCCATTCATGCGTTCTATTAAAGTTCATTTTAAAGCTGAAGGATTAAGACCAAAAACAAGATTCTTCCCGTTCTTTGGCGGAACAAATATCAGTGACTATGCTAGACAATTAGATTCATTTAATAGATTTAGTGCGATTACTGATGATGAAGGAAATCTGTATACCGCTGCTACGCAATATCCAAGTGGATCATCAAATCTTATTTCTGACTCGGTCGGTGAGATTAATGGTGCATTTATTATCCCATCAACTGCAGATTTACGCTTTAGAACTGGTTCTGAAATCTTTAAACTTCTTGATATTTCGATTGATAATGAAGCTAACTCATTGAGTAAAGCTAGAGCTACATTTACTTCAAGCGGTGTTTTAGAAACAAGACAAAGAACAATCAGATCAACTCGTCAGCTTGATCTTGTCAGAATTAACCAACAAGAGCAAGATAATGGCAACGACGGCGGCGGCGACGGTGGCGACGGTGGCGGTGACCCACTTGCTCAATCATTTAGGGTCGACCAGTTTGAAAATCCAAATGGTGTATTCCTTACTAAAATTAAGATTTTCTTTAGAACTAAGTCTGAAACCGTTCCTGTTAGAATTGAGTTAAGAACTCTTGAAGATGGATTCCCATCAGCGGTACCAATTCCTGGATCAGTAAAATTCTTACCGCCGTCTGCAGTTAATGTTCCATCAGATTTAGAAGACCTAGATGATGTAAGAGCAAATGGTACGATTTTTGAATTTGAAGAGCCAGTATATCTTGAGGCTGGATCGTATGCACTTGTTATTGCAGCAGATACAATTGAATATACTGCATACGTAGCCGAAGTATATGACTTTGTATTAGGATCGACTGAAGCGAGAGTTGATAAACAACCTACGCTTGGAACGTTATTCTTATCACAAAATGGTGAGACATGGACTGCGGACCAAACAAAAGATCTTATGTTCCAGATCTATCGTGCACAATTTAGTTCATCTGGAACTGCAATTATTGAAAATAATAATGTTCCAAGTCGATTGTTAGAAGCTTCACCATTGCAATCTGATTCTGCTTCTAGCACGATTAGAGTGTATAATCCAGGTCATGGATTTAGTAAGGGTGTACTCAATGTTGACCATACTGGATTCACATATGCTGCTGATTCAGCCGCATCGACAAGTTTGCGAATTGGCGGTACTGGTGTTATTGCATCACAGAATATTATGTACAATGCATATATTCCGACTGTTCAAACGCTTCTACCAAATAACACAACCCTATCTGCATCAGCTAAGCTAACTGGATCGGGTGGTGCATTGGGTGAGTTATCATATGCATCACAAAGAAATAGTGGTTTGTCTTCTGGTATGGACAAAGATGCTACGTATACAAATATTACTCTAAATGAGCTAAATTTTGTTAATGAGCCAAAGGTAATATTAAGTGATTCGAATGAAGCATTCCGTATTCCATCTGATGGAAAATCATTTGAGATGCAATTATCACTTGCAACAGCTGATGTGAAAGTATCGCCGGTTATCGATTTACAGAGATTGAGCTTTACTGGATTTGAAAATGTTATCGATAAACAGGATTCAGCCGCAACCGATGGATTCAACGTACCATTATCGTTTGTTGCTGAAACACATCCTACTGCCGGTAGTTCAGCAGCTAAGCATATTAGTTCGATTGTAACATTGCAAGAAAATGCTGTTGGATTAAAAATATTGATTGCTGCAAATCGACCTTCTACTTCTGACTTTGATGTTTATTATAAGACAGCGACATCTGATGGAGTTATCGACGATAATCCTTGGGTACTTGTAGAAAAAGAAGTTGAACTTGCACCAGATAATGATGGTACTACATTTAGAGAGTATGAATATCTTGCTGGAGGAATCGGCGGAACTCTGACTCCGTTCTCACAATTCCAAGTGAAGATTGTAATGAATACAACAAATACATCTCAAATTCCAATATTTAAGGATCTAAGAGCAATCGCGTTGGTGACATAATGGCTAAATTAACTCCCGTTGAGGGAAATCCGAGTTTAGTGCGGGATGATTTTTCAGGTGCTATTTTGAATATAAATACATCAGAGGCTGAGAGAGCTCGTGCTCGTAAGAGGGCACGAATTAAAGAGCAACAAGAAATTAACGAATTGAAGAATGATGTTAATGAGATCAAGTCTCTGTTAAAGCAAATTCTAGAGGTTACAAATGGCAATAACAACAGTTAATCTTAGTGATCCAGTATCTACCTGGGTAACTAAAACAAATACGATCTCTACTGATCTAGGTGACGTAGATTCACTGAATACATCAGCCATTGACCTCGTACAAGCTGTTAATAATCTTGAAGCTAGAATTTATCGCTTTGATGATTCCTCAGAAATTGTTTCCTTGGCAAGACAAGCTACTGGTATTTTATCACCACTCAGTGTAAATGATTCTGATGCACTTGGTTTTACAATGGCATATGATTCTGCATCAGGTGTAATATCACTTGCAGGTGCTGCCGATTCGACTACTGTAAAAGGATATTTTTCAGGCGGTACTGGATTGACTTATACAGAATCAACAGGTGAGTTTAAAATTACAAACAATAGTATTACATCTGCGTTATTTAGTTCGGTTGTATCTCTTCAGATTTTAGATTCAGATGGCACTGTCCTTAAGACTCTATATAGTCCGGGGTCGTAATTATGGCAGTGGTCGCTCCACTTTACTCGGTATCAAATAACTTTCGAAGAATATCGGATTCTCAAAGAACGGATATCATTCAGCGATGCGTGTATCTTTTTGGTGACACAACATATCGATCAGTAGATTTATCTTATGTTTCTGATAATGGATCTCTAAGAGAGATGACTGACACCAGAGATGAAGCTGGTGCCGAAGCGAGTAATAGTACAAGATTTTCGAATAATTCGCCTGCTTCTACAACAGATGCATCAGCTAGTACTGTATATGATCGCATTGATTTAACAACATCTGCACCTATCATAACTGGATTAAATTATCCTGCATATTATAATGCAAGCGGAAATATTCAAATCATGTCATATGATGATGTTATCGATACCTTTATCAATGGCGCAGTTGATTTATTAGTTGACGGTAATGACCGTGACGGAACATTTAGGATTCATACTGCAAACACACTTGCCGATCATACAATAGTAGATGAAAATCCTATTTTTGTAGATCAGCAGTTTGATGTAACATTCCATGGATTAAGTGCTGGTGCAGAGCAAACATTAGAATTACTTCCTGTCGGTAGCCTTGACAATCCGGCGGATTACCAAAATTATTATCTGTTTAGAACTGATCAAGAAACTTCATATGGCGCGCCAACAGTTCAGTACCCTGTTTATTGGAATGGTACAGGCTTACGAAGATATACTGCAGCCGAATGGGATGAATTTTTAGGTAAGATCCTTGGATACGCAGTAATAAATACAACGGGACAAAGAATTAGTTATGAAGTAGAAGGCGTTGGAACAGATGCATATACGATTCCGTCTTCTATTTCAAAGGCAACGCGTGGATCTGCAATGGTAGATACAACACTTGACGGACAAGCTCGGGTCAACGATCAAGATGGAGATACATATAGATCTCAGAATTTCCCGGCAGGAAGTCCAGAAACAGAGACAACATATACTCTAAAGATTTACAGGTATTAATATGAAGAATCATACTTTACAATCAGCAAGATTTACAAATAGCGATAGAACTGTTATCGTTGCAAAATGGCAAGATAACGATACTAACGTAATTCGTAGCGAGTATGTTGAAGCCGGTGAAAATGTTCCGTATAAAAATCTTCTTGAGCATATTACACTTG